TGTCCCTCGCGATGCGCGTGAGTCTGGGAGTTCGCATAGCGAACACCCGCCGGCCACGCGCAACCGCTTGACCTGCACAAACGCCGATTCAATACAGGTCTAGACCACGCATAACAACTAGGTGAGCGCATGCAGAAGCCTTGGCAGAACCCAACCGCACTCCGCCACTTCCATGCTGCCGCCGCCGTCCTCTGGCTAATCATGATCCCAATCTCCATTGTCACCCCGCTCAAGGACTCCGTTCCCTTCCTCGTCGGGATCAGCCTCTGGGCCCTCGTGGGCGCTCACTGGGCTGCCTGGCAAGCCGCCAGAGCCGAGGAACAGCCAGTCCCAGTCGGCAAGCGATCTGATACGATGGGCTCATGAGACGCAGCATCTACCGAGAAAGCCGAAGACGGGCCAGGCGCAGGGAGAACAACGCCACCACCCTAATCCTGATCTCCTTCGTACTCGTGATCACCGTAGGCATCCTCACCGCCGCGGTAGCGGGTGCCGTACTAACCCTCTGGGCTGCCGGGTGCGCGCTCTACGCGCTTCTCGACCCCCGGGACTTCCGATTTCGCTTCATGTCCAACTACCAGCCGATGTGGCTTCGAACCCGCAGCGCGTTCGACTGGCTCACTACCTGATCCGAGGAGGCTACGCCATGGCCGGCAGAGGTCCCGCAAGCTCCGGCGAGCGTAGCCGCAAGCGCGATGCCGACAACCTAAAGGCCGAGTTCGTGGACATCTCCGCGGACGGCAACATGCATGGTCCCGAGCTCCCCGATGTTGGGGAAATGGGGTGGCACCCGCAGACCATCGAATGGTGGAACGTGTGGCGCCGCTCCGCCCAGGCAAGCACCTTCACTGAGACGGACTGGAGCTTTCTCCTCGACACGGCTCTCTTGCACTCCCAGATGTGGACCACCGGAGACGCCAAGCTTGCTGCCGAGATCCGTCTCCGCGCGGCCAAGCATGGCGCCACCCTTGAAGATCGCATGCGCCTGAAGATCTCGGTGCACACCCCCAATGATCCACAGGGTCAGCAAAACGGCAACACCACCATATCCAACATCGCTGACCGGCGAAAGAGACTATCTGGAGCGTGACCCGTGCCGCGCAACCTCATCCGAGCCAAAGAACACGATCGCTCGCGTTCCCTCGGATGGCTTGGACTTGCGTGGATCGAGCACTTCGTAGTCCACGGTCCTGGTGGCGTTCAGGGTATGCCTGTCGAGCACGGGGACGAGTACGCCGGCTTCATAGCGGACTGTTACGCGCTTGACGACAATGGCAAGTTGCTGTACGACCAAGCATTCTTGTCACGCCCCAAGGGCTGCGACAAGTCCGGCCTGGAAGGACGTCTCGGCCTCTTCGAGGCGTTCGGCCCCTGCCGATTTGCCGGCTGGGCTCAGGGTGGCGAAGAGTACTTTTGGAATGGCTTCCGCTACGTCTACGAGCCCGGCGAGCCGATGGGGAAGCGAGTCCGCTCCCCGTTCATCCGCTGTATGGCTACCGAGGAAGAGCAGACCGGCAACGTCTACGACACCATCTACGTCAACCTGACCGAGGGGCCCCTCAGCGAGTTCCCCGAGATCAAGCGTGGCGCCGGTCTGACTCGCACCTTGATCCCAGGCGGCGGAGAGATCACCCCCTCGACCTCCTCGTCCGCCTCGAAAGACGGTGGCAAGGAGACCTTCGTAGCCTTTGACGAGACTCACCTCTACAACACCCCCGAGCTCCGTCGGATGTACGAAACGGTCACCCGTAATATGCGTAAGCGCAAGCGGGAGGGTACCTGGTATATCGAGGGTACCACGATGTTCGCTCCTGGCCAAGAGTCGGTAGCCGAGACCACCTACAAGCAAGCCGAGATGATCCAGGAGGGTCGCGTCAAGCGCGCACGCCTCCTCTTCGACCACCGCTGGGGCGAAGTAGTCGACCTCTCCGACGAAGAGGCGTTGCGCGAGGGAATCATAGACGCCTACGGCGACGCGCTCGCGTGGAACGACCTTGACGGCTTTGTCGACGAGTTCTACAACATCCACGCGAGCCAAGCCAACTCCCGGCGCTACTTCCTCAACTCCCGCACCTCTGCGGACGACGCGTGGATCGACGTTGACGAGTGGGCCAACTGTAGTCACCCGGAGACGACGCTGCACGACGGAGACCTCATCACTCTGGGATTCGATGGCGCCATCCGAAACGACTCCACCGCCCTTGTGGCGTGCCGAGTCGAAGACGGGCACCTGCAACCTCTCGAAATCGGGGGCCGGATCACCGTCTGGGAGCGCCCCGCCGGCCTCGCTGGCGACAACTGGCAGGTAGACCGCGAAGAGGTTGACGCCGCGGTAGCTCGCGCCTTCGAGCAGTACGAGGTGTGCGGATTCTACGCAGACCCGCCTCACTGGCAAGATTACATCGACAAGTGGAACAGCGAGTTCGCGAGCGAGCTCCAAGTCAAGGCCAGCGTCGCTCGGCCCATCGAGTGGTGGACCACCCGCACCCGGGTGATGGAGGCCGCTCTCGGCCGCTTCCATGACGCAGTAGCCGCCGGCACGCTCTCGCATGACGGCAACACGACACTCACCCGTCACGTGCTCAACGCCTACCGCAAAATCACTCGTAACGCTCTACTGATCAGCAAAGAACACCCTCATTCAGACAAAAAGATCGATGCTGCCATGGCTGCCACCCTCGCTTACGAGTGCCGGGCGGACGCGATAGCACTCGGTATCACCAGTGACGCCAGCATGGGCGGTTACACATTCTAACGGAGAAGGGGTAGGATGCTACTCGACGCTGAGACCCCTATGACGCCCGACTGGGCCTTGCTACGGCTTGGTCGGGCCCTCCGAGCTCGTGAGGACAAGAAGCTCGGCACCTGGTGGAGGTACTACAAGGGTGACCACCCCCTCCCCCGCGGCCCTCGCAAGGCGACACAGGCATATCTGGACTTCCAGCGGATGTCCCGAACGAACTTCACGGCCCTGCCGGTAGACGCCGCGGTGCACCGCATGGAACAGCTCGGCGTAGTCGACGAGAACGGCGACAACATCCCCGACGCGTGGAAGTGGTACAAGCTCAACCATCTCGACGCCAAGATGAAGCAGGTCTACCGCACCTCCTTCGCGCTCTCCGAGTCCTACCTCATGGTGGGCCCGCACCCGCGCAAGACGCTGGACAACGGCCGGCCGGTCCCCCTCATCACCCCGGAGCACCCGCGGCAAGTGATCGTAGAGACCGACCCGGCTACGGGCGAGCGTCTCATCGCGCTCAAAGCCTACTACGACTCGATCAACCGCGTCGGTAAGGCCCTCGTATTCATCAAAGACGTGGGCTGGTTCGAGTACCAGACCGACCAGCGGGGGCCACAGTCTCGCCTGCCGTGGGGTGCTGGCAACTGGGAACGACGCACCGATCACCCAATCGAGAACTACCGAGTCCCCATTGTTCCCTTCACCTGCCAGCCGGACATGGCCGAGGACCCTGAGCCGCTCTTCGCTAAGATCATCGACATCCAGGACCGCATTAACCTCACGGTCCTCAACCGAATGACCGCAGAGCGTTACTCCGCCTTCCGACAGAAGCATGTCACCGGGCACAAGTTCAAAAAGGAAATCGACCCCGCCACCGGGCTGGAAACAATCACCAATCCGTTCGTTCCCGACCCCGGCGCGGTATGGGCTTCCGAGGGCGCTCAAACACAGTTCGGAGAGTTCTCACAGACCGACCTGATGGGCTATCTCAAAACGTCCGAGCACGATATCCGCACGGCATTCGTCCTAACCCACACCCCGGCATACTACATGCCGGGAGACCTGATCAATATCGCGACGGACACCGTGGTAGCGCTAGATACCAACCACGTGTCCATGGTCCAGGAACATCAGGCGAATTTCGGAGAATCTAGCGAAGAGGTCTACTCTCTCGCCGGAGAAATCGCTGGAAGTGACGTCAACTTCGACACTGCCGAAGTCCGATGGAAGGATCCCCGTCAGCTCAACCCCGCGGTTGTTGCGGACATGGGGACCAAGAAGATCAGCATGGGCTACCCGCTCCCGCTGGTCGCCGAGGACATGGGCGAGTCGCCGGCTCGCGTCGGCCGCCTACGTCAGGAAGTCGCCCGGCAAAGGCTCCTATCCCAGACCCCGACGCAGCTACCGAATAACAACCCGGCCGGAGGGTCAATAAATGGATCCTCAGGAACTGCTAATCCTCCAGTACCTGGCGGCGCAGGCAGCGCTACGGGCTAATCTGCTGAACATCACTCTGGGGGTATTCGACAACCTGGACGATTACCGTGACGCGAATGCAGCTCTGTTCGCTGAAACGGTAACGCCCATCGTTGCCGAAGCTCAGCTAGAGATGTCCGATCTCACTGCTGCCTATCTGGCGGAGCAAATCGCCCTCATGTCGGGCGAAGATCTGTCGCTTCCGCCGGCTATGTCGTTCGGCACAGACTACCGCAACGGTACAGACCCGATGCAGGTATATCTACGCCCGTTTTCACAGATCTATAAAGACCTGGCGGACGGCAAGCCGTTCGACAAGGCTCTAGAGGCCGGCCGTAACCGAGCAGAGTCCATCGTAAGCACAGATCTGCAGCTCGCTAAGCGTCAGACGGCCTATGAGCTCGTTTCAGAGAGCGGCACGGTGCAGGGCTACCGCCGAGTTTTGACGGGCGCCGAGAACTGTGGACTGTGCGTAGTCGCGTCTACTCAGCGTTACCATAAACGCGAACTCCTACCTATCCACCCGGGCTGCGATTGCGCAGTCGCGCCCATCCTCGGCCACGAGGACCCCGGACAAACTATCAACACCGCCATGGTGGGTGGTGAGTCCAAACTCGTAGGCACGACTAAATCCGGAGCGCGGATCTACGCGCCCCACACCCTAACCGACTCTGGTGACCTACTGGAGCCGGTGCACAATGCGATTCAAGACAGGTTCGGCGTATCCGACAGGGGCGCCCGGGCCATCGATTATCGCAAGGTCCTGTCTGTCCACCAGCACGGCGAACTAGGCCCGCTGCTGACGGTCAAGACACACAAATTCACTGGCGAGAAGGACTTGCCAGGGAAATAACACGAGCCGACACGGCGCGTGGTCCGTCACCCGACAGGGAGAATCGTACAGTGAGCAACCGAATCGGCCGTATCCCGCCCAAGACCATCCTCGGCTACCGCAAGAACGGCAAGCCCATCTACCCCATCGCGGGTGGTAGCTCCGCCGAGGACGAGGCCACCGCTGCCGCTGAGGCCGCGGCCAAGCAGGAAGCAGACGCTAAGGCGGCTGCCGAGGCGAAGGCCAAGGAGGAAGCGGAGAAGGACTGGAAGGTTGAGGCCGAGAAGTGGAAGGCCCTTTCCCGAAAGCATGAGGACACCGCAAAGGCGAACGCCGCCGCGAAGGCCAAGCTCGATGAGATCGAGAAGGAAAAGCTTTCGACGGAGGAGCGCCTCACCAAGGAGCGCGACGAAATGCTCGCAGAGCTCACCAAGTTCAAGGCGCGCGAAGTTCAGGTAGCGGCTGCTCTTGCCGCCAAGCTGCCCGCCGAGCTGCACGAGTTCGTCACCGCTGCTGACCCCGAGGCCGCCAAGGCGCAGGCTGAGAAGCTCGCCAGCACCCTCAAGCCGACTGGCGCGGGTGGCACTGGGGCGCCGCCCCAGGGTTACCAGGGCGCGCGGGGTGCCAGCACGCCGTCCCTCGACTCCGGTCGTGAACTGTACGAGGCATCGAAAAAGAAGTAGTCACCACACAATCTCCCTGAAAGGGATCAATCATGGATCTTACGCTTAGGACTGTGTCCTACGGGGTCGACAACCTGACTTGGTTGGGTTCGCGAGAGGGCACCGACACTGCCCGCTCCATCACCCTCAAGTCGAGCGCCGTCCCCCGCAATGCCGACAACATGGTGCCCTCCGGCACCCCGCTGAAGGCCAGCTCTTCCGGTGGCACCTACGAGCTGTGGACCACCGGCGCCACCCTGGCCGGCTTCCTGCTCACCCCTCAGAAGGTCGTGGACACCGCCGTTAACGTGGTCGGTCCGATGATCGACCGCGGCCGCATCGTCGGGGCCAACCTGCCCACTGCCGTCGACACTGCTGGGCGTACTTCCGCCCCGCGGTTCATTTTCGTCTGAGAGGCGTGAATAACTAATGGATCTCGTCACCGATCTCGTCACCCCCGCTGAGCTCACCGGCTATGCCCGCGCCGCTCAGGCGGACCGTCCGGAGAACCAGCCTTCGCTGGCGCAGCACCTGCCGGACCAGTTCATCAACGATCTGAACTTCCGGTTCAGCCGCGGCGGCGGCGCCCTCACCGAGGTTGCCACCTACCGTGCATACGACGCGGAGAGCCCCCTCGGCTCGCGCGAGGGTTTCTCGACCGTCACCGGTCAGCTCCCCCCGCTGTCCCGCAAGATGCGCCTGTCCGAGTACGACTCCCTGGTTCTGCGTAACGCCACCGCCGAGCAGCGCGATCTGCTCCTGCGCGACGCGGTGCGCCTTACCCGCCAGATCGACGCTCGCCTTGAGGTCGCTCGCGGCGACGCTCTGGTTAACGGTTCCGTCACCATCGCGGAGAATGGCGTTCAGGCGTCGGTCAACTTCGGCCGTCGTGGCGACCACTCCGTCACCGCCGCCATCCTCTGGTCGGACGTCACCGGCACCACGCCGGGCACCGACGTTTCCGCCCCGATCGATGACCTGCTTGCGTGGCAGGAGGCGTACACCTCGCACAATGGCATGGCACCGGGTGTCATCCTCACCTCGAACCGCGTCCGTAGCGCCCTCCAGCGCCACCCGCAGATCAAGGCCGAGGTTTCCCCCAACGCTACGTCCAAGTCGGTCAGTATCAACGACCTGAACGGGTTCCTCAACGCCTACGGCTTGCCGTCGATCGAGACCTACGACGTGCAGTTCAGCACCGGCCGGGTTATCGCGGACAACAAGCTCCTGTTCCTCCCCGGTGTTGCCGCGGACCTGGGAGCCACTCTCTGGGGTACGACCCTGGAGTCTCAGGAGGCCGACTACGGCATCGCTGAGGGCGGCTCCCCCGGTATCGTCGTGGCTGCGTGGAAGACCCGCGACCCGATCGCTCTGTGGACGCACGCCGCGGCGATTGGCCTGCCGATCCTGGGTAACCCGGACCTCTCGTTCGTCGCCACCGTCCTCTGACATTAAGGATTACGATATGGCGAAGCTCAAGTCCACCGTTTACGTGATAAGCGACGCTGGCGAGGTTTGTGTCTTCGGCCCCGAGTCCGAGGTCCCTGCCTGGGCTCAGGAGAAGATCACCAACCCCGAAGCCTGGGAAGAGGCCCCCGAAAAGGCTGAATCCGAGGCTTCTGAAGAGGCCCCCAAGAAGGCCGAAGCCAAGCCGGCTCAGCGCCGTAGTTCCGCTAACAAGGAGTAACCATGGCGACAGAGTACGCGACTGTCGGGGATGTTGAGGCCCTCTACGGCCAACCCATTCCGACGGCCCGAATCCCCTACGTTGAGGCCCTCTTGCGCTCCGCGCACGCGCGCCTTTACGCACGGGTACCCGCTATCGACAGTCGCGTCTCTGCCGGCAAGGTCTCCGCGGACATCGTCCGTGAAGTAGTCATCGAGATGGTGTTGAACGTCCTGCGTAACCCGCAGGGCGTCACCCAAATGACCACCGCCACCGGCCCCGTAAGCTCCAGCATGTCCTTCAGTGCCGCAACGAGCGGACGAATGATACTCACTGATGAGCTCCTTGAGCTCCTCGGCGAGCAGGGCGACAGTGCTTACACCGTGACCCTGATCGATGACGGCCTTATTGACCCGAGGACGCCCGATGTACCCCTTTGGTGAGACGGTCACCGTGCGCCGTTGGGGTATCGACAGTAAGGACGAACGCGTCCTCCTCAGCACGCACACGATCACCGACACATTCTCCGCCCCCCGCTCGGCCACGTCTACGGACATGTCCATCACGAGCACCGACCGAGCTTCTACAGTCGTTGTCGGCCGAACACTGTACGCCCCGTACGGCTCGGACATCGAAAACGAGGACGAAATCCTCTACTCGGATGGCGAAATCTTCTGGGTGGATGGCGACCCGTTCAACTGGTTCAATCCGTACGTAAATCTCAAGGCCGTATGCGAAATTAGCCTCGTTCGAAAGCGGGGTTAGTATGGCGAGGTATAGACACGATTTCCGCGAGTTCAACAAATTCATGAGCGGCCCCGAAATCAAGCGCGTCGCTCGTGATGTAGCGGAAAAAGGCGCGCAGTACCTCCGAGCTGAAGGCCCGGTAGGTCCCGATCCAGACCACGAGAAGTACCGAGAGAACATCGAAGTCGACACGGAGATTCGTACCGTGCCTGCCGAGAAATCCGGTATGGGGCCGCGGCAAGTCGGGCTCATCGTAGCAAACGTATCGCATGCTGCATCGTTGGAATTCCCAAATAAAAACAACCCAAACCCGCAGCAGCCTATGCGCAAGATGATCGACTATCTGACCGGGGGTGACTAGTGGAACTACTCCCCGTGTTCGAGGACGCAGAAGATGTCGCCTACGATCTTTTCTCAACCGTAGGACCGACAACTCTCGCTACCCCGAAGGACATCGTACCCCCGCTCATAAAGATCCGCCGTGTATATGGCACTTCCACCTATTTCGAAACTACTCCTCGCATCGAGGTGCAGTGTTTCGCCGATACCCGCGCGAGCGCATCGCTCATGGCGCGCCAGTGTCAGCAAGTTCTCTTGGCAGCGCCGGCACGGGGCTACCACGGAGTATGTATCGATCGAGCATGGACCGAGTCCGACCCGATCTATCGCGATTACGGAGTCCCCGGACTCTATCTCTACGTCGCCACGTACCGGATGGAGTACCGCCGGTCCCGCTAGTTCACCACCCTCCGATTCAGCCCCCAAGGGGCTGTACATCTTACACAGCCCATCGAAAGGGGCATCCCCGTGTCCGTTGAAAGCATTGCCGCGCGTCAGTCTAAGCTGATCCGCAAGGCGCTTGACGCCGTCATCCTGATCGGTCCGAAC